GTCTCTTTCTTTGATGCGTTCCAATTTTTGTTATTAAGCGCGATTTGAAACAATTTATTGCGTTCTCGCTCGCGTTCCAGCAGTCCTTCGGCTTCGGTTTTGCCCTCGTTCGCCGCGTCCACCTTTCGGTTTAGCTTGTTGATCCTCTTTCGGATTCCGCGATCATCGTCCTTCGGGTGCGACCCGCCGTCACCATCGAGCGCAATCTCGAACTCTTCCTTGTCGTCGCCTTCACCAGATGAGCTATCATCGTTAGTGTCATCGTCGCCATCTTCAGCGTCGGTGTCGTCATCCTGATCCTCATTCAGAAGATCCTCGCGGGTGATTTCACCATCGCCGTCATCATCTTTGGTTTTATCCTCAATGATGAGGGATTCGTCGTTATCTTGCTCTTTGAGTGCCGTTTCAGCTTTCGACATCTTTTAACCTCTGTAGATGCTAGAGTAAGGCGCAGCTTCGGGTAGCTATTCCTAGGCTTTGCCACCGGGTTCAAAGGGGGTCCCGTTCCCTATGCTGTGAATTTAACCCAAAACTGAAATTAGGGCAAATGGGTTGTTTTCTGAAGGAAGGGCGACCGAAGCCGCCCTCAGTGTTAGGTGAAGTTGGCCTTCACGGCCCACATTGCGGCTTGCTCGTAGTTCGTCAGCGCGAGGCTGCGGCACCGATTTTCCGGTACGTTGTCGCGCAGATAATCCATCAAATCTTCTGTGCGCTGCTTGATGCCAGCAACAACATCAGAACCAGACGGATTGAATTCGGGAATAGTGGTTTCGTTACCCATAGCTTGCTCCTTGGGTTGGCCCGTTGACCCTCAGGCGGGGGAAACGCCGTATTGGCGAATTACTATAAGGATGTCATTGATTTTCTGTATTTGCAATAAGCCTTTGGAAAACCCAATATAAACCCAAGCCACTCTCTAAATCCTCTAGGATTAACGTATGATATAGACGTTTCCGTAAACCATAGAATTCCGGTTCCCGAAAATCTTGGCTCTCGCCTTTTGTCTTCGGAAGGTTTAGGCGAAAATTGTATTTGATCCAGGTCCATCGTATCTGTTCCTCTTAATTACTGCGGTCTGTTCTGATTAATCGGAAACTGGCGCAATTGCTCTCTGGCGCGCTGCCGCGTCTCCTGCAAAAGCTTCACGCCAGTTTGACGAACTTTTTCTTGCTCGTTGCCAATCTCTGCTATTGTCTTGGCTGTCTGAGCTTCTTTCAGGGCCGTGTTGGCAACCTTCTCTGCGCTTGCTGCATCGAGATTCCGCGCTTCTGCAAGTGATTGCTGCGTGGCTGCTTCGATAAGCTCTGCCTGCGGATTGGGCGCCCCTGCGGCTTGGGCCAACTGCTGAGCAAATTCGATTTCCTCATCGGTTTTCGGTTCCTTCAGTCCTAGCTCGATCATCTTGCGATTATTGAAATCCTTGAGTGGTCCAAGACCGGCACCCGTGATGTTATCCATCAGAACCGCCAAGGCAATCGGCATATACTGCTCACCGCCCTGAACATTGGGCAGCAATTCCATAATGCCCTTCATGTCCTCGACAGTCTGCTCGCGCTGTGTTTCGTATTGCGGTCCGACATCTGCGTACGACTTGAATTTCTTTGTGCGCAGATCGTTGCTTTCAACAAACTGGCCCGTTTGTTGGTCCATTACGCTTTCGAGAAGTCCGACCTCTCCCTCAGTGCCATCACGCTCGAGGGTGCGCTTTATGCGTGGGGTTGTGTAAATCTCTTGGGCCATGGCCTGATAGATTTCACCTGACCATGCGATTGCGGTGTCAATGTTTTCGCTGACAACCTGCGTGTTCATGTTCTCACGCTTCATGAGTTGCGCAAGAGCTTTTCCGCTGGCCTCTTTGTCGATCGCCTCCCCCGCTACAAATCCGGTTTGCTCCTGAATGTATGCCGGGATAATCCCAAGAAGGCTTGTTGTGGATTGGTCCAAAGCTGCGGGCTTGTTGTATCCAAGCGGACCCATAGCAACAATATTTCCCTCTTCATCGGTGGCATTGTCCACCATGAGAAATGGCTTGTTGTTCTTGTCAGCCCAAATTTCAGAAATGTCTTGGTTTTCAACCTGCTCGCGGGTAAAAATCGGGACTTCCTGACCCGCTGATGCGCTGTTCTCCGCCAGCTGGGACACCTGCACGTTGTACAGGCGTTGAGCGTCCTTCATCTTGCGCACCAACCCCCGATAGCGCTCCGTTCCATCAACAAAAGCTCGGTACCCGTATCCAGTAACGACAGGAATGTATTTTCCTGCAACACGCTTGGTTTTGCGCAGGATCTCGGTCCCACTGAATACGGTGCGCTCGCATGTCTGGTGAATAACCGTGCGCTCTCTGACAAATGTGCGCGTTTCGTCGTCGGCCAGTTCGTCCTTGATTTTGTCGTGATCTTCCTTGGAATACGTCTCAACCTTTTCGGTTGCCAGATTGTTGTAAACAAATGCAGTTGTTTCTTTTCGGACAATCTCATAGCGCGTGGCGATGTAATAGATTGGGATGTCGGCAGTTGCGCCTATGCCACGCCGACCAAAGTCCCTACTTTCAGGCGTGTATGCGCTAACAGGCTGATGACCTGGAAACTCTTTTTCAAAGCTTGCATCCGTGTATTGGGTTAGGACCGTGCAGTGTCCCGCATCGCGCTTGTCGATGCGCAAAGCCGACTGATCCCAGTACACGGTGTTGTAGCTGTTGTAGATGGGTTTCCATTCAATGTGCTGGTTTTCGTTTTCCGGGTCGCTGTCGTCGTCAAACTCGTTAGCCAGCCGCCAAGATCCCACTCCAACAGTGGCGATTTCCATGATGGCGTTGTCTACGGCTATCTTGCCTGAGTAATCCCGAAAGTCAGACCTGTATATACCGTTAAGAAGATCTGAATCCTTGGTGGTCGTCCCCCTGTCGTCTGGCTTAAATACAACGCCCGTGGGGTTCTGGTTTCGCTCGCCCAGAAATCTTTGAAGGGGGTTCGAAACGATATCCAGCTCAAGCCTTACGCGGTCCTCGTGGTCAAACACATCCTCAAACCAGTCTTCCCACATGCCGCCGTCTACGTTGACAAAGCGCATATCCTCATTGGCCTTGTCGCGCTGATCGTCCATTGCATCCGCATCGCTTTCAATGTCGCGCTTGAAGCGCTCAAGCATTTGCTGCTCTTCGTCTGTCATCTGAACGTTTGGATCGAGAGATGTCTTGGTCTTGCGGGCCATCAGTGAACCTTAAACGAGCAATAGTTGCGCGATTATTGCATTCAAAGCCCTTGCAATCAATACGCATAAAAAGACCCGACTGGCACCGTCAAGGTTCTGCCAGCCGGGCGTGAGTGGTATTGAGGCACAGATACAGAGTATCGTGATAGGTGAGTTAGGTTAGGCCCATGTGCGCCGGGGTGTCAATCCCGTTTCTCTCGTTCGCGCATCATGGCGTCAGCCGCTATGTAGGCCCCTTCCGCAATACCTCTCCAAAAGCGATAAAGTGCCTCTCGCTCTGTTTCGCCTTTGCGCATGTCGATAGGATCACCGCTGTAGGCAGCTGCCTCTAGGATTTTCATCGCGAACTCGTCCCGCAGCGTCTTTCCATCATGAAACAACGTTATTTCACCGGGTTTGTGTAGGTTAGTATCACTGATATCAATCATCAATCTGTCCTCGCTTTGGGGCGCAGAGACTTGCTCGGCGCGGTTTCATTCGGTTGCTGGTGTTCGTGGCACATGAACTCAACCTGGTCCATGTCGTAGAGGCCGGCGTCGTGCGCGAAGTCCTGGCACTCGTCCCACGAATTGAAGGTGAGGATAATCACGTAGAGAGTTTTCATCAGATTTCCTGCAGCTCGATCACGTCCCCGTTCTCATTGGTGAACGTGCCGGTGACCGCAAGTCCATCCTTGATGGTGAGAGTAAGTTTGCGTTCATCGCTATCAACTTGCGTCGGAGTCCACGTGACATTAGAGCCGTACAGCTTCACAGTCTCAACAACTGGTTCTACTACCTTGATACGATAGCGAAGCACATCTGAATCGAAGCTGGGATCTCCGGGGAACGTATGCCACCCCAAATCGTCAACATAATATTCAATTTTGCTCCCTTTCTTAGCCGCCAACAACAGCGCGCCCTTCTCAGCGTCTGTCATTTCACCCCACGGGCGCGGCCCGTGGATCAATTCGGCTATGAGATTGCATTGTAGGTGCTGGTCGTGACCCTCATTCTTAACGGATTCGCCATTTTTCTTAAAATGCCCCAAAGGCGGCACGACCCAAGGATAACTGTCACCAGGATAATCGGGTGAATAAACAGCGGGACCACCAATGGCATCATTCCCATTTCTGTAAAACTTCCCGGTTTTAACTTCCATGTTCTTTCCCTCTCGTTTCTGTAGGCGCAAGTAGGTGGTGGGGGTTAGTCATCTTTATGTTGCCGTTTCATTTTGCGATAATGACGCCAATTGTAAAATCTTGCCCACGCAAAAAAGAATGCGCAAAATAAAATTACCAAGCCCATCCAAATTAAACCTACAATCTCTCCAAGTGTGTAAATAAACATCTCGTCTACTCCTGTGCTTCTACAGGTAATATATAAGCTACCGCTTACAGCGTCAACCCTACCCCAACCTTTTTGCGCGGGGAATGTGCAGTGCTTTCTTCTCCTTCTTGGGGCGCGTCATTTTGGGAAACAGTTCAGTCATCACCCACACAAGAGCGTCCATACGGTCTGGTGAATAGCCCTGTTCCTTGCGATCAAAGCCCGATGTAAAGCTGCACATCTGGTCAACCAGTTCGGGCAGTTCTTTTGCGTGTCGCACCTTCTCTTGCTCGTAGAGTGCCGCGATCGGCTCCGCGCGAATATGCTTGCCGCGTGTAGCCGTGACAAGTTTAACGGGTATAGTTCTACCACGCGCGACAGATCTAATAGTGGCCTCTACCATTTCTCCCCCCTGGTTCTTCTCTGCGACAATGCAATCAGCATCGAGAGTGTCGTATAGCGATATGGCTTTCCGCGCCCACTCTTCGGGGCGACAAACCCCGCTTTCATCTTCCAGCACGTATCCTCGTCCGTTTGACAGCCCCCCAGCCACGATACCAGTTTCATTGCTTCCTACCTCTGACGAAATGGCCGGATCGATGGCCACCACAATGCGCTCAAGTTCCGGGGGTGTGTCTATCTTAATCCACTTGCGGCGCCACAGTGCGTTGTCATCGTCTGCCGTGAATACACCGTCAAAGAATCTGCGGCGCTGTCGCTCTGAGAGATTCTTGAGGCTTTCAATATACTCAGGAGATAAGTTGTCCGCATTGTCGATGGGGTTCACCGTCATGTAACGGTAGTTTTCTTCGTAGTCCGGTATTTCGCGCTTGCTCGGGTCGGCTGGATCAACGCCGAGAACAAACATCTGATAAGTCCAGTGCGCAGATGTGGTGGGGTTCAGGTCGATGTACATCTTTTGCTTTAGAATGTTGCCATTGATGTCTTTGACCACCTGCGCCAAGCGAGATTTCACAAGCTCAAATGCGGTCATGACAATCTGAGACGCTTCGTTCAGGTAGATGGTCACATATTCGCGGCCAAGAACCTTATCCAAGCGCTCTTTGTCCTTGAGGCCGGCGAGCCAAATTTGAGACCCATTCGGGAAAGCAAAGTATCCGTCCTTTTCCTTCCACTTGATGACAAGTCCAGGAAAGGCCAGATCGACCACAGTGGGAATCGTCTCGTTGCCGACCGATTGCTTGGTATCAACACCGTCATTGCGAAATATGGCGTGGCGAGATCCAGGCGCCTTTAGCGCTCTTACAATGATACTGTAGCAGATGAAGAATGTTTTTCCTGACCTAGACCCACCATAGACCAGGAAGTACCGAGCTGCAGTGCTGAATACCGCGCGAACTTCTTTCTGCTTCTCGGTAAGCGTAAAGGTGTTTTGGTCTGGGATGGCATTCACAGTTCGCTGTCGTCTTTAGCAATGATAATGGTCGGCGCGCGCTGGTCGTTGTCCTTCTCAAACAGACCAAGGTGACGAGATAGCTTATCCAGCGCATTCAGCTTATCTTTGTTGGAAAGAAACGTCTCGTTATCTGGGGTGTGGGAAGGCGTGAAGGCAATATCTGCGATTTCCTGCAACACGCGCTCACGGGTAATTTCCAGCTTTTCGGCAGCCTTGGCTTGCGCCTCAGCAATGGCATTTTGAATGTGAAGTTTTGTCAATAGCTGATAACCTATCTGCCGCGCTGTTTTTGCGCTGTACCCTGCTCTGATTGCAGCCTGAGTTGCGTTCAGGTCGATAAGATACTCCTGCACAAACCTGGCTTCCTTTTTGGTGAGCTTATTGGGCATTCGTTTCCCCTATGCAAACGCTAGTGTTTTGTGAAAACTTGCGTCAGTGATATTAGAAATGGCATGCCTTCCAATATATTCCGAATAAGCGGGAGGAATAGCTTCTGACATTTCCGCCAAAGTCGCCCAATTCATGCCCATTGCTTCGGACGCAGCGGCCTTGTGGCCGCCCTCCCAAACATCACGCGTACGTCGGCCCCCAGCGCTTGCCGCCCGCTTTCGTGCGTGGCCTCCATACACACCAATTACCGGCCTATTGTCGTGATTGCACTTGGGCTGAGGTATATGAAAATTTGCCTCAAATAGCCGGTGACGCCTCAATTGACAGCCTTGGGCACCAAGGCCAAACATCGATCCGCATAAAAGAACTGGATCTCGAAGAGCCCATGAAGCTTGCTCAACATTTTCAATAACCCAAGGAACCTCTGAAGGCATTCTTTCCCTAACCGAGTCAATCAAAAGAGGTGCCCCAATAGCACCAGGGGCGTGACGCATTACCGAATATCCCTGACACGGGGGGGGACGCCCATATAAAGTCAAATCCAGAAAGGTCAAATTCCAAAGCATCCGCTTGGTGAAATTCAAATGGGTATCTCTTTTGATGGACCCAATCCACGCCAACAACTTCAAAACCCGCGCGGCTCAATCCAACACTTGCACCACCCGCGCAGCAAAACAAATCAAGTGCTTTAAATTTCCTACTCATTCACGGCCCTCATTTGATCGCCCTTTGGTTCATGTACGATAGCATCGCCTTCACCTTTGGTGTGAGCAAGCGCTTCGGTCATTCCTTGTTTCAAATCCTCAGCGAGATGCATTTGGCCGATAGCTTGGTATACTTCCATCATGGCTTCCATCGCGGCTTCAACCTTAGCTGCGATATCGGGATTGGACTCAACGAAAGGATGCTCGCCAACGTGCGTGGCGTAGGTGTCCATGAGAACAGAGGAGGTGTGCATGGCTTCATGGGCTGAGTAATCGGTCAAGGCGTAACGCTCCTATTTCCGGCGCTTTGGTTTCTTTCGGCTTTTGCCTGCTTTGGAAAGTGCTATGGCGACGGCTTGCTTCTGAGGCTTTCCGGACGCACGCTCGGTGCGAATGTTGGCGCTGATGGTTTTGCGGGATGAACCTTTCTTAAGCGGCATTTTTGTCACTACTATCCCAGTTATTTCCGTAATCTCGAACCATTTCCTCGGCAGCCAAGTTGGCAGCAAGCCAGGTTCCTCTTATCTTGCTCCCGCACTCAAGGCAGCCTCCACTGACATGATATGCGCCACTTTCGCAATCACAAACATTTTCATTCTTAATCACGCGGGCAAAATGTTTCCTGCAAAGGCGATCAAACTCTTTTCTCATAACTTTATTCATGCGCTTTTATCCTTATCTCTACTGATTTGCGCACATCATGGCGTTTTCAAAGGTTGAACCATAAGCGGTGCAGAAACCAACTGGCGAATTAGGATACCATTGGATTTCCCAAAGACTATCGTGAGCGACCGCTTCTTTGAAATCATCGCGGCTGATCCACTCGCTTTCGTCAAATCCATCCGTAGGTC